TGCAGTCTCCTTTTCATTTCCAGTATTATATCAGAATATTAATGAATTACGTACTTCAGCATCTGGTTCTGCTTCTTCCCATATTCCATCTTTATGCTCATATACGGTTTCCTCACTTGGCTTCCATGTTTGTAGGCTACTCAACATACTTACTGTATCTATGAAGTCATCGTGCTTACTCTTGAATCCTCCAGCACTTGCATTTCTTACCTCATCTAGTGCTTCTACTATTATCTCACTTGTCTCCATATTCTTAGGCATCCATATCTTTCTAGCCTTGAACAGTGGTAGCACAGTATTGAATCTCACCATCTTATTAGTATTAGGTCTTAGTCCTGGCTTATTATTGTTATTCTCACTTGCTAGATTGAAGAATATGTTCCTTGTTAGCATTTGATCTTGTATCCACTGAATAAACCCTCCTTGTTGTCCCGTTACCTCTACCCCAACACTCTGAGGCTTATATAGATTTACAAATCTGAATAGATCATCTATGTTCTTATCCATCAGCTGTCTCTTACACACACCATCTACCAGTAACCAGTCACCATTGTTATTATATGCCCAGATACTTATCACACTGTAGTCCGCACTTGTCTTTTCACTTGTAGCGAAGTCTGTAGTAATATAGAAGTTATACTTTCCTTTATTAGCTAGAACCATACTTCTATCATACCATACTATATCACTATCCTGCACCAGTCTGTCCTCATCTGACATAATCCTTAGCATTAGCTCCTGATTGAATGTGTCTATCTTACCAGCTCTCATTGCTTTATCATACTGAGTCTTGACGTACTCATATGTAAAACGGTCTTCCCATCCCCCTTTGAAGTCTTTCTCTTCACATGGGAATACCTCGCATACTGGATACACATTAACATACCATGCTCCTGACTCTACCGCCTTATACAGTGGATCATTAGCATTAAAGGGTGTACCACTCCATATAGTCTTTCTTCTACTAGGATGGAGAGCATAGTCAATAGCCTTATATACTGTATCCTCTATACTAGCTCTTACTGTCTGGGATCTTGCATCCTCATCTGAGATGAGGTCATCCAGTATTGCTATATATGGTCTCTGTCCTAGCTCTTTACTACCCCTCACTCCAGTTTTTCCACCATACCCCTTGAAGATAGTTACCTTACCATCTATGTTCTCAAATTCCCATCTTATATCTGTGAATCGTATCCTTGGAATATACTTCTGCAGGAACTCACTGTTTTCCCATCTATACTCCAGATTCTTCCTCATATTCTTTACACCATTCTCAATACTATCGCTAACGTACAGCCCTAGAGGTATCTCTCCAAAACCATCTATTCCACCATATGTAGCAATATATAGAATCATATACTCCCCCATGATAGTTGTCTTTGCCATTCCCCTTGAGCATAGGTTGGTGATATTCTGCTTCTTACCTGCTATCTGATCTAACATCTTGTAATGAATTACAGGAGTTTTATTCTCTTCACCTTTACCACCATTTACTAGCTTAATAAAGGTAATGAACTTCAGTGCAAAGTCACTAGGAACATATGTAGGATCTTCACTGTAGTTTACACCATTGATCCATTCTACTACTGTCTTCTTCTCAGGACTACTCATAGAGTTCTCCTTCTATGATCTTGGATTCTGCTATGAACTTCACAGCTATCCCTGCTTCTATGCTTCTTCTTTGTTCTAGTACTAATGCTTCAGTAGCTTTTCTTAATTCATCAATAGCACTTACATCATTCTTAATCTCTATACTGATCTCTGTCTTATCATCAGGCTTTAACTCTCTTATCAGTGTCTCAGCAGCTTTCTGTCTTACAGCAGGGCTTACATTCCTATCATTCATAAGCTTATGTGTAACATCTAAAGCATCTGTCAGCATAAACCTGTGAGTTAGCTTTATTCCTATAGCAGCTACCTTACGTATCTCATTCACTAGAGCACTAGCATTATATCTACTAGCCTCTCCTCCTATATCCTTCTTGGATTCTCCTCTAGCATGCCTAGCCTCTAGTCTTTCAGGAAACACTTTAACATATGCATCAACTATACTATGATCAGACTCTATCAATATAAAGAATTTCATAGCATTCATATACTTTGGAGTAGACCATGAACTGTTCTTATCCAGTACATTGAAATACTGCTTATAGGCATCTACAAACTCCTCACCATAATCAGCATCCTCTACTAACCTATTCAGCTCATCCACAGTATCTTGATTAATAAGATTACCTTTCTTCTTCCCTAGACTGTCCTGCAGTACTTCTAATGATAGACTCATTTCTTTCCTTTAGGCTTCTTATCAATAGTACACTGCTTAGCACATACTCTTACTTCTTTTACACCATCATCACTATTTACCCATACAACATACTTCTCATCTTGCTTACACGCAGGACACTTACTGAATTGCTTATTAATCATACTATACTACCTTTCTTTGTACTTCCATAACATCTTTAAAGTACTTACGCTTAAATGTAAATTCTATCCATTTCCCATCTTCATCAGTCTCTATCATAGTGCCAGCTGATATAGCTCCTACAGATGTTAGGCACTTAATAGAATATACCATAGCGGCATACCTATTATAATTTGTATCTCTTGCTTTAGGATGACTTCTGAAGTCTATTCTATATGATAGTTCTTTATTACCATCTTTCCATTCAATGTATTTCCATTTTAGATACCTAAACATGTTACCCCTTTATCTTTACTGTAATCATACCATATGTTATTACTGTTATGCAAATTAGAGTGTATTTTCATATCATAGTAGATCACTCAGGATTAATATATCTATTCCCTAGTACTTCACTATGGTATCACCATAAAGACTTGATTTATTCATAAATTTATGATACGATCAGGAATCTGAATGGTTAACGACTGCGCTGGGGGGTTAGTACTCTCTTCCCCCTTCAGTGACAGCAACCATCTACTTCAACATACACACCAATCAACTTCTATATCACTCCTCCACTATATAGTATCTACATCTACTCCTTATTAAGAAATAATTAAGGTTTGCTTTAGGGGAATTTTCAAAATTCTGTATGGATGAGGGAACTTTGCTTTACAGGAATTTTTAAATTTTGGTATGGGGGTAATACTACTCCAGGAATTCCAAATGCTAAAGACTACCCCCCCCCTATGCTTCCATGGGACCCATAATATTAATGGCCTCAATAACTGTATGCTTTTATGTAGTGGAATGTTTATACGTATGCATTCACATCATCTCATCACAAAGGTCCTATCATGGAATCTATCATCTCAATCATCACTGCTGTTGTTGTACTATATGTACTTATTAAAGTTGCTAACTCTACTCTTGTTGGTACTCTCGTTGATACTGGTGACAAAGTCATCACTGTTAATGCTAAGGAATTAGTATTTGACGCTGAACAACGTCTTGGTACTAAACTTCATAAAGCTAAAGAGTCTGGTAAAGCTATCACATCTGCTGAACGTATTAAACTAGAAGTAGAGTTTGGTCTTACTAAAGCCACTGAGGAGCTATAACAGCTTCTCTATCTTATATAAGGAATCATCATGTTAGATATTATCAAAGAAGCACTAGCTGATACATCTACAGTAGTATACAAATGAAAATATCATACTACCAAGGTACTCACCTACATATCATTAATACATCAGTTGCTAATACAGCCAATACTATATCTCTCATTCAACAATGTGGATATCAAATCATCTCAGTAGCTTAGGCTATTGAGTATTCATTTTTCTTATTACACCTTTACACATTACACCTGCAGATAGAACATCAAAAGAGGAAGATACTGCCTATTCTAGGGACTTTGCTCTATTGCTTTTATGTGGTGGAATGAGACTATTGTATGTCTTGTTAATCAAGTTGAGATAATTCCCATCTCCTACATCATTAGTTCATGCTAACAAAAATAACATTATAAAAGGTTTCCACTATGAAAGAAGTATCCACAACAGTAGCTACATTAGCTAAAGATCAGTACATGGCTATCATGAACAAAACAGGAGAGCACTTGATTGCTTTCGTTACTCCTGCTAAAGGTGTTAATGTCACTCACTTCATTGAGGCTATGGCAGACAAAGGTGTTAATGTTGTCATTCAGACTAAAGACAGTACAGAAC